GGGCTCGCCTCCACGTACTGACTGGCCCACTCAGAACTGAGTGTACCAGCGTGCGGGGTAGAACCGCGTATCTCGCGCGCAACATCGATAGGAAGACTAAGCCCCCGGTCCACATTCAGTGCTTTCAGCAAAGCAACGACACTTCCCAAAGGTGTCTTAGCACTGAACTGGCGTGGACCCGGGGCTGGCAATTTCAATCTTCCTGGTTTCATTGCCTTTGGTTCACAAGGACGGTACCTTCCTCCTATGGCCCAATAGCCGACATTCGCCTTGACGGCGATATGACGCGACAGGTCATAGTAACTGATAAAGGTCTCCCCGTCACCCAAAATTTCACTACGCGAGACCTCCTTATAGGATGCGTACTCGCTGGTGGCGGTATCCTTCATCAGTGCGAACAGCCCAGGGTTGGCTGGCGCGAAGAAGTGATCAATCCTTGTGATATTCTTGAAGGGGCCCTCCTTGGTATTGTCAACCAAGGCGTACAAGCTAGCCCGAACGGGCTTGGGGATAGAGCGCATCCCTTTCCCAGGATGGCCAAGACCGCCGAGAGCTGCGGGCAGCTCTGGCGGTCGCCCCAAGCGCCGCGCCTTGGCGCGGACATGCTTGCACAGGACACGGACGACACGCCGCAGTGCGTTCCACTGCGGAGCGAAATGAATCTCGCCCTTGTCCAGGACCCCATAACCGTCTCTCTGGAACTGCTTGAGGGGATACGGATTAAAGTAGCGTGTCACCCGGTCGGGACCGGTGACACCAAAGGTTTCACAGAACGTGAAGCCTCGGGTTCCGTAGAAACTCTTCCCCTCGTGCAGGCCAGACCCGATACTCGACACATTTGCCGAGTACCGGGTTATAGCAGGAGGTCGACACAGCGCGAACACATCATCGCCCACGATACATGTGTCCGGCCCGAGAGGCTGTGTCGCCCATCCATTGATGATACTGAGGAAAGTGAAGGACAGGGGAGTCCCCATCAAAATGCCCCGGTACATGGGCACCTTCACTACCTCAGGTTCCACAATCACCAATGGAGACAATCCTGCTATCTCCTTCACGTCTTTAGCTCGCATCGACGAGCGGCGGTAACTAACATAATGCTGTCGGTCTCCAACGCCAAGAGAATTGGCGGCCAACTGCGTCCAGGATGTACCAAATCCTGCACGCTTAAGACCGCGGAGTACGGCCTTAACAGCATCATGGTAGAAACCGTCCGTCGCCTTGGTCAGGTCTGCCGAAAGGTATCCTTGACCACTAGCAAGCTTTATCTCTCGCCCGCGCCTGTCGAGCATTCTACCATCCGGAAGAACCACCGGAGGGAATGCTTTCTGAATTCGGCTGTCGTGCTTCAACAACGGCCGGAACAGACGCTGGCGGCAGAGATCGCCCGATGTAAAGACGTGTGGAGGAGGGACGGTTATGACCCTTACCTTCCCCCCTTGTTCACCAAGCGGTGTAGCTTGATGTACGACGGGCCCCTCGCCCCAGACTTCATTCAACGACAACAGGGTCGCAAGCCCCTGCATGAAGTCTGCGTCGCGTGGGACGGAGAACCCGTCGGCCGCTTGACGAACAAGTCGGTCGTAGATCCGGGACCCAACGGTGGTGACAGCTGGTGTCGTAGAGAGGTGGCGAACCACCGCCTCCACAGTGTAATCGATTGGCTTTCCAGGCCAACCGACACCCATCGCATAGCGCAAGGCCTTGTCGCCAGACCATGCGTCATACCCACCCTTGGTCCCAGGAGAACCTACGACCGCGTTCTTAGAGGAAGGAAAGGTCTTCCAAGAATAGTGTCTCAACTGCCCCTTGAAGAGGTTATACGTGTAAGCCTCCAGAGAGGACTGGATATCCTCGCTTACACTCCCTCTATCAAGGAGATTCACAGCATGACTGCGGAGAGCTGCGGAAATTCGCTTGCCGGTCGGACGCGGCAAAGCCCGTGCGCACCTCGTGAAGGCGAGGGCGCGACGGGGGTCCGACCTGGCGAGTTTCCGGAGCCATTCCTGCAGTCTCCTTGGAACTTCGTCCACGTACGCGACTTCCCTGTTCGTGAGGGAAATGTCACGAATGGAAACGCACAAGGCCTTCACCTTGTCCGATATCCAGTCAACGCCACGTGGACCGGAAGCAGATACCCACTTCCTGAAGATCCAGCAACCATGCTGTTGAGACACACCGCTGGCAACGAAACCACTCCACACTGCCTGCCAGGCAGCAGTGTGGGTATCGACACTACGCCGATGGGACTTCTGATTACTACTGCTATACCCATTACTGGGGTTGCAGGGGTAACCGGAGGGACCTACTACACGGCCAAGAAGAAGTGACGGGAGTCGCTTCTTGATGATCCTTTCG